GATCTACCGGTTCAACTGGATCTACCGGTTCAACTGGATCTACCGGTTCAACTGGATCTACCGGTTCAACTGGATCTACCGGTTCAACTGGATCTACAGGTTCAACTGGATCTACCGGTTCAACTGGATCTACCGGTTCAACTGGATCTACCGGGTTGAATGGTCCGGCGCTATTTACATTAGTATCAAGCACAAATGATATTCATTACCCTACTAGTAATTCTATAGTGAAAGACGTATCTAACAATGCAAATAGTATAATTAAAACATTAGAATCTTTCGAAACAGGATATATAACATTTTCTGCTCCATCGATCAATGGTACCGGAACATCGGTGGGATTAACATCTAATTATTTATCAGATTCAAGTAATATAGTATTTTATGGTGTAAACTTTACTTCAAGTACGACTTGTAATTTTATTTTTGATGCATCATCAAATGCGAGTATAAGTTATGTATCGACTGATCTGTTTACAATTATCCTTTCAGATACTACCGTTGAAATATATAAAAACGGATCGTTCCAAATAATTAGCGCAGAACGTACAGATATAAATGCAAATAGATTATGCAATGCTATTATAGTTTTACGTAATCAAAATGATACAATATCTAATATAACATTTTCTTATGTATTACAGGGTTCGACAGGGTCTACTGGTAGAATTGGTTTTACAGGCAGTACTGGTTCAACTGGATCGACTGGTCCGACTGGTCCAAGCATATGGTCCCAACCATCGCAAAATACGATCAATTACAATGGTAAAGTAATAGTTGGTCCAACTGGACCCACAGATGCATCATACAATTTATTCGTTGATGGAATAGTACGCACTAATAAACTTGCTTATCCCCTAATCAATGCATCTTATGCAAATGGTACTATCATTTTAGATAATGATAGAGGATCCAGCTTTTATTTGGACGCTAGTTCACAGAGTGGTTTAACCGGACAAATGAGTTGTGTTATACAAAATACATCAACCTGGTCGATGAATACAAAGACCGATATAACATTATTGCTACAAGGAAATTACTACGTGCAATATTTATACAAAGATACTTCGGCAAATGAGAATAGATTAACAATGTACCGCGATACCACTATAACTACACCATCTGGAGCAGATTATGTCGCTCAATCATTCACACTTTACACACCATCTGGCTCAGTATTAACACCATCTGGAGCAATAATAACAACGGATATTAAAGGATATTCGCAATTTCTGTAAATTTAACATAGTAGATGAAGCGTATCGAATTAATTACGGATTGGAGCTTTAGTAAAGGAGAAGAGTAGTAAAAACGGATAATCTTCAAAATAAATTTGGAGCGAGCCGAAGACGTTGCGAAGCAATATCGTAGGTGAGCGACTGAACTCCGGATATGTGCGACGCATATCGAAGGAGTTTGAAATGAAATACTTTCATTTATTTTTGTTTCGCAAATTAGAAACAAAAATAACAAATATGTAATGGAACGACTGAACTCCGTATACGAAGTCGAATGGAGTCGAATGAGTTTAAAAAATATATCTTTATACGATATACGATATACAATATAATAATGTCAATCGCTACATTAAAACGAAAAACACAAGCCCGATATAACAATATGAGTGTTGGGTCGAAAGACGGATTTTCTTTAAACGGTACACACCGAAATCAAGGATATATCGGTCAATCATCCTTGTCGAGATCACTTCCCCGAACATTGATGAAAGGAGATACGCCCCGCGGACACGGTGGATGTTGCGGTACATATAATATTACTCCCATCGTTCAATCGGCCGTCATTTCAACAAATGACCCCAATGTAGTCAAATCGTCCGTACTTGGCACATCAGGAATGTTGGCGACAAAATACAGATGGATACGTCGACCAGCACCTTATGCGACCGTGAAACAAGATAATAACCGCAATTTGAATAATCAAGGTGATTATCTTCTGTTCACAAAACGAAGACATATTCGATGCGTAAATGATGCAACGGGCGATGTAAAACCAGTCGCACCGCAATCTCAATGTACAAATCCGTTTTTGCCGGATTATTCGACTCAAGCCAATTTTAGTGAATGTAGCACTTGCATCCTTGCTCCAACAACGGCTAAGTCCAGACATTTGAATTGCAAATATAATCCAACTGTTAATCATATCGTAAAACCAGCACAAGATTTTGTTGCGAAGACACAAGGAGAATATTTAGCTCTTCTTGAAAATAATTGTACGGCTACATTGGACGAATTCGCATTTACATTATCATCAGGTACAACTAATAGACTGCCATTTACGTGTTAAATGGATAAAAAAGAAAATGCAGCAATAAATTGTATTATTTCATAAAAAACATTTAAAATGAAATTATATATTATATTATTTCATTTTCATCATTCGGCAAGCAGAATGGAAGTTCTAGACATAGATGTTGATTTATATAATTTCGAGCAACGATTTGATTATGTAAAAACAGATATTCAAATATTTACCGAATATATTCATTCTAGAAAATACTCCATTACTGCAAGACGTTTGGATCAAAACAAGGGTTGGGACCAAAACGTGAATGTTTTTGTGAATTATTTGTCTAATGATAACTACATTATTCATACAATAGGCCAGTCAGATTCCAATGAAAAAACGGTGTTTATTGAACCCGATTTTGATATTTTTCCATCTTCATCACCTATAAACAGATTGCCGTTATATACTATGATCCAATCACCGGATCCCCACGCCATATCGCGACAAGATTTTAATACGCGATTTAATACAGATATTGTCGTACTACCACACGCATTATATGCGGTTGGAATCCAAGACGGAGTCGTTTATATGTACAATGAACAATACGCCGATTATTACGAAATAATACGTAATGTAAATCATATTAATAGTGTTATTTTGACACATAATTTATCGAATTCGTTCTATTATATTATTTGCGCGTGTGATGGATATATGGAGGATCAATATTTATCCGAGCGCACTATACCAAGAATCATCGGCGAAACGGAGTTTGCCAACAAACGGTTGGTGACACTAGAAAATCCGAAAGAATATGCTATATTACACAAGAATAAATATATTTTAGGGATGTCTGTTCATTTGAATTTACCGTTTGCATATGGAGTGCCAGATAGACATTATTTTTATTGTAATTTGTATAACCCATTTCGTTCTTTTCATAGAGGTATTCCGTTCCATACCAAGAAATCGCAAATCGTCTTTGGTTCTAGAGCGGATCGCGGTAGCAGGTATAATTTTATTAATAGACCCGAACTTGATATGCTTCAGCGGGCGTATTTTCATAGCGACGCTGTTCCAAAAGATAACATTTATAGTTCTCCAACGGAATGGATTGACAGTACGATGATGATAAATTACAAATACGTTTTAGATATTGATGGGCGAGCGTCTACATGGGACGCGACTGCGTGGAAACTGAACTCCGGGTCGGTTATTTTTAAAACAGAAAGTTGTTGGATACAATGGTTTTACGACGAATATTTGCCGTGGGTCCATTATGTTCCTGTAAACAACGATTTCAGCGATCTACAAGAAAAATTTCATTGGTGTGAATCTCACCAAGAAGAATGCAAACAAATGGTGAAAAACAGTAAGGCGCTATTTCAAAAAATATATAGTTATAGTAATATTGTCAAAGATACCATTCGTATTTTACAACAAATTGGTATAGAAAATTGAATTATAAATAATTCTCGATAATATAATATTAAAATCAATCAACAATATTATATTATAAAATGGATACACCATCAACAGTAAATGCGCAAGTGCCACCAATGGAGGACCTTTTGGGACTTTATTTAGAATCGCTATCGGAAAAAGAATTCAAGGCGTATGAAATTGCGAAATCGCATTTGGGATCAACATTTGATTTGGAAAAAAGTGTTGGATTCCTACAATGGAAGGCACTTTATCTACAGGTTAAGAATTGATTATTGCATCTGTTTTCAAGTTTTTAAAATCACGGTAATTAAACACTTGCGCTTGAGTGTCAGATTGGTTCATCAAGTGCTTCGACAGTGCAGAAAATAAAAATGTATCCGAAGGAAATAATTTCGGTTTATTTTTTGGTGGTGTATTCAAAAAGCGAAAATTGGTTATCTTACCCAAGAAAATAAATCTGTTTTGCTGCTTTTGTGAAATGGTTTGCGAAACTATTTTTTTTGCATTATTGTTTAAAATATTTTTATTATTATCTTTCAATATCGTACTTTTGCCGATTGATGAATTGTAATTTTTTAATTTGACAAATGGTCCTGAATTTGTACTTGTTTTTTTAATAAAATGAATATCTGATTCGGACATTTTGTTCATTTTTTCTATTTTGCTTGTTTTTTCCTTTTTATCTTCTTCGTATTGCTTATTAAGTATCATAGAAGGGAAATTATCTGGAATGACATGTTCGTCCATAAAAAAATCACGACATCGAAATAATATTACATATTTCATTGCAACTGCATTTAAAACAATATATGGTATATGTTGGTCAGCATAATATACAAATCCCTGCTTAAATGCATCGTAATGCATTACAACATTACCGCGTGGAGTAGATTCAAACAAGATTCGCGTTTTCCATTGCGATTCAATTGAATTATTTTCATTTTTCAGTATATTTTCATATTGTTCGCGAAAATATAAAGAAGCATCGATGTTCGCATTATATTTTGTTCCGTTTCCATTGATTTCATATGTTTTCAAAAATCGGGATATTTGAGAATTATAATAGGTTTGCTCACTTGATAATGGTAATTCTTTTTCTTTATCTTTTTCTTTTTCTTTACTGTCATTGCAAATAGATTTTGTATTTTTACAAAATAAAATATTATGCCATTTTGTCCATATGTAAATCGAAAAGATGGAACCGATTATTGATCCGAATATTGATAAATATGCATATCGTGGTTTATTTGCAATAAATGATGATAATGCGCGTTCTGATAACATAATCGGGTCAATCGAATAAAAAATATATACATTATTATTTAAATACATTTTTACAAATCGATGTTTTTATATTTTTAGTTTTTTTGTTTTTAGTTTTTTTGGTTTTTATTGTTTTGTTATTTTGAACCAAAGTTGAGTTTTGTCTGCTGTAGTTTTTTCGGTTTATTTGATGTAGTTGTATTTGTACTTGTTGTATGTTCTTCAACCGCACGCTTTTTCGCTTCTATTTCCAAGCGGCGCGCTTCAAATAAATCCATCATTTCTTTGTCCAACGATGGAACTTCTATGCGTTCATATGATTTTGACGAATTGTCCGGATGTAAACAAACCAAATACATTCCTGAAACTTTTTTACCGTATTTGGATTCTAATATTGTTTTATATGTATTTAATTGGAGCGAGTAATGCCAAAAATTTGTATTTGGTAAATGCTTTATACATTCCGTTTTTGCCGTTTCACCGAATCCATTTTCGTGTGATATTTCTTTACATCTTTTCCAGTCATAAATCTGAATCGTCCCGTCCGCGTTTTCGAAAATCATATCAATCGATCCACTTAATTTGAGTTCTTCATAATAAATCATCCATTCTGTGCGTAAAGCAGTAAGTTCGGGAAAATCTTTCACAAATTTTTTGAAATAACTGAATTCAACACTGTCGTTTTCTACATTCAGACCATTATAATAACATTCGATATCATAATGCATATTTGTCCCAGCGCACGATGCAATCGAGCAATTTTTATCCCAATCTGCTTTTATTTGTTCTCGTGTCATACCGAAATATTTATAAGTAGGATCCTTCATTTTGCGACCTTTTAACATTGTAGTAATAATCGCATCTGAATTAAATTGGGGAAAATGGTGGTGATTCCACGTAGTAACAGAAGTGTATCCTTTCTCTCCGTGCACCGTGTATATGTGCGGACCTTCTTCAAATGTAATATATTGATCACGCGGATGAGCATTCTTTTTTGCTAGGAAATCGGGCGGTGTTTTTGACATTTTTACGTTTATTGTTTGTTTATTGTTTGTTTATTTGTTTGTTTACATTTATATAAACATAAAAAAGGTGTTCAATTTTATAGCATTTGTCTGTTTTTGAATTTTTAGAAAGCTTTTTGTATGTTTATTACATATAATCGTATTCGACGTTCGTTTGAATATCTTTTTCTAATTGAGTGTATACCCATTTGCGCATTTCAGATTTGCGCCTATCATCGTGCAGTTTTCCACCGCCATTGATTCGTCGCATATATTCCAGATTTCGGTCTTTTTCATCATCAGATGAATTCATTTGTTCCGAATGTTCGAGTTGCCATTTCAAGAATTCTTGCAGAAATCGGTGCGAAATGCGATCAATCCATTTGTCAAAATCCTCGCAAGACAATATTCGCCACACCATTTCTGAATTTGGAGCGAGCCGGCTACCGAAGGTAAGCGTAGGTGAGCGACCTAACTCCGGAGCTTTAGTGAAGGAGTTAACCTTGAAACAAGCGTAAATGGTACCGTTTTTTTGCGTAAATGCACGCAGGGGTATATTTTCTTTCGATTCAATTAGGTCGCGAATGCACTGTTTTATTCCTTCTGTCAAATCGACTGAAAATACACATTCCAAGTGAGACAAATTAACGGGTATATTTTTAATCCACTCGGCAAATGATGAATTGGGTACATTGGTCGATCGGTTCAATTGTTCGAGGATAATCCGTTTTTTTCGGACCACAATTGCATTTTTGAGTTTATCTATTTCGCGCTGCTGGGTTTCGCACGTCAACATTAAATGTTGGATTAATTTGTATTGTTCTTGAGGGGATGGAAGTGATATTTCAAATGCCTCTTTTTCGCGATCTCGTTCAATTTGGCGTTTTGAGTAAAACTCACACGTCGGTATATGTTGATCATATAAATCTTTGAATTTAAAAGAACGGCTGCAGTATCGACAATGATGGTTATCCATTTGTTTCTTTTATTTATTTTATTGATTGGTCCGTTTGGTTAGCAGTTTATTTTCAATAAAAACATTATGAATCAAATTCAATTTTCTACTTGAATTTGGAGCCAGCCGGAGCGTAAGCGTAGGTGAGCGACCGAATTTCGGTACTTTAGTTAAGGAGTTTAGGCGTCTATAATATATAAAGCAATTATATATTATATATATATTCATAAAAATAATAATGAGTCATTATTTTGATAACAAAGGAGGAACTTTTCTAGAACCAAATGTTACGCAATATGGCAGCCATATGATTATGACAAATGTTCAAAAAGCGACAAAAATCAAATATTTAAATATTGATACGCGGTTTAGTGATGATTTAAATGAAAATACCACTGCGAATTATTTAATGACACTACCCCAACGCATAAATGATGTGAAAACAATCGCAGTACGCAACATCGAGATTCCAATGACATTTTATAATATTTCCATTAATCAGAGAAACAATGTATTTAAAATGACCGCCGAATCAACGAATGAGGAAAGATTGGTTATACTTCAAGATGGTCATTATGATACTGATAAACTGAAAATGGCAATGAACTTAGAAATTCAAGGTCTTGGTCTCCCTTTTTCAAATATTACGTACGATATTGTAGATGGATTTTCCGTGTTTTTCTACAACAACGATGAATCTCTTCCTCTGGAAGATAAACCAGATATTGTTATTGACTTTGATGTGAAAATAAATGGAGAAACGGATGCCGATTTCTTTAAGTTTAAACTTGGTTGGTTGATCGGATACCGCTGTCCATCATATGAGGTGGTGCGTTCTTCTTATATTTCAAGTAAATCATTGATTCATTTAGATAGCATACGATATTTATATCTTGTTGTGGATGAGTTTGGAAAAGGAACGCAAAACACATTTGTATCTACAATGGACGCTTCGCTAATCAATAAGAATATATTGGCTCGCATAACGCTGAATACTACATTATACGGTGTTAATACAATATTACCAGCAAATCAATATAATGGATATTTGCTATCCGATAAACGCAGTTATACTGGAAAAGTGGATTTGCAGCGAATGAATGTGCAAATAGTGAACGAAATCGGAGTACCGATAAATCTAAACGGGCAGGATTTTTCGTTCTGCTTGGAATTGGAATACGAATAATATACAAAATGCGAAAAATTGATTATACAATTATGTTTATTTTTATTACTTATACATAAATATAAACAAACATAACAAACATAACAAACATAACATAACAAACGTAAAAAATGGATTTATCAACCCTCTCCCCGGAACAAAAATATGCATATAATAAATTTTGCAAAGGAGAAAATTTATTTATCAGTGGACCCGGCGGTACCGGAAAAACAAAATTAATCGAATATTTGGTATATCAGTCAAAAACGACTACAAAAACGCACCAGGTTTGTGCAATGACAGGTTGCGCAGCTATATTATTAAATTGCAACGCGAGAACGCTTCATTCGTGGAGCGGAATACGCTTATGCAAGGGTCAGAAAGACCAAATTATCGCAGGTGTTTTGAAAAATCGCAGTGCATTGTCTGCGTGGCGAAAAACCAATATATTGATTGTCGACGAAGTAAGTATGATGTCATTGAAAATATTCGATATTATTGAAGAAATTGCACGCATTGCGCGCCGCTCATCGTTGCCATTTGGCGGGCTTCAAGTTGTATTCACTGGCGATTTCTTTCAACTTCCGCCAGTAAGTACCACCGGTGAAACCGATACAGAATTGTTCTGCTTTGAATCGACGAATTGGCTTCGTGTATTTCCCTTGGCAAATCACGTTATTTTGAAAACGATTTTCAGACAAACCGACCCACTATACAAGGAAATTCTATTGCAGGTACGAACTGGCGATTTAACCGAAGAAAATAAAAAGATTTTACAGGGATATGTGAAGCGCGAATACGACCCAGAACAACATAATGGGTGCATTCCCACGAAATTGTTTCCTACTCGCGCCAAAACCGATTATTTGAATGCAACAATGTTTGCCAAATTGAAAGAAAAAGAGTTTGTATTTGAATGTGATCGAAAAACGCAGTGCAAAACATTTCTGGAGACAAACAAAGCCATTTCGCCCGAATATTTATCCATTGGCGCGAGAATGACCGCCCAAGAAATCGATTATGAAATTCAAATGTTGTTGAATAATACGTCAATGCAACAAACATTGTCGTTAAAAAAGGGATGTGTCGTAATGTGCACTGTGAATTTGGATATGGAACAGGGTATTTGCAATGGGTCTCAAGGTATAATTATCAATATTTTAGAAAATGGCCCCGTGCCGCTACCAATAGTAAAATTTGCAAACGGTATTACTAAAACCATCCATCCGCACTATCGGCAATCCGAAGAATGTCCGACAATCGCAGTAGGACAAATACCACTGTGTTTGGCGTGGGCGTTAACAATTCATAAAATTCAGGGCGCGACGCTGGCACTGGCGGATATTGATGTAGGTGGAAATATTTTCGAATATGGGCAAACATATGTCGCATTATCGCGGGTTCAATCGCTCGAAGGGTTATATTTGACTGCATTTCACGCACATAAAATCAAGGCAAATGACCGCGTTCGACAATTTTATTCCCAAATACCGGATATTACTAATTATGAATCGATCGCTGATGCAAATTCAACGGAACTAAAAACGGAAGATTATGGAATTTCCGAAGGGGGTCGAAGCGATAATGAACAATTAACTTCAGAAACCGTAGTGAATAAATTTGAAGAATTCGCATTTGATCCAACTATCAAGAGAATTCGATTGTAAAAACCAATGATATAAAGCGTTTGCAAATATAACAAATAGAAAACCAAATAAAACAAAACAAAAAATAATGTCGAAAAATATTATCATAAAATGTCCTCATTGCGACCGACAGATTGAAGTCATCGAACTAAATTGTTGTATATTTAGATGCGGTATATATCAAACTACATTCGAACAAATTCATCCACATTTATCAAAACCGGAATGTGATCGACTTTTCAATGAAAATTTGATTTATGGATGCGGAAAACCATTTCGCGTCAATAAATTAGAGGATGGCACTTACGTATCCGTCATTTGCGACTACGTTTGACCGTTTTTTTCCGATTATTCACTGCCCCCATTTTGCGCGTAACGATAAATGCACGTATTTTTTTCATATCTTCCAAAAAATGATCGACGATTTCTTGGTAAAATCCGCGAAATTCGGATCTGCGCGCTTTCATTTGCTCAATAGTGAACCACCCAATCTCGATTTTTTCGAACAATTTGCTGTCGTTGAGGATCGTTTTGTCCATTTTGTCCCATAAAAACGCGTGATTTTGATTATAATAGCGGGGCAGATTTTCGTCATAATCGATGCGAAAAATATGCACGTTGTATGTGTTATGAATTATAGGATAATATCCACCATTTTTTGTTATTAACTTACGTATTTCCGATGCATCGCCTAAAAAACCCGTCAATTCTTCTCCGCCTTCTCGAAGCGCTGCGTCATATGGTTTTTCACCTTCGTCCATACGCCCGCCAAAATCCGAAAACCCTTTGGCACTATCTTCCATCGAATTCTCTTTGCCGAATAAAAAATATAATTTGTTTTTGTACCAAGCAACCGGCAGAATACTTCCTGCGACCATTTATACAATGAAGATATTTTATTTTGCTATACTCCAAATTGGATGAAACCAAAATAAAATCTTTAGTTATATATATAAATGCCATACAACACACGAAAAGTCGCAAATCGCAATTGCTATCGAGTTTACAATACAAAAAGCAAACGCGTATTTGCAAAATGTACTAGTATGAAAAAGGCGAAAAAACAGTTGCAATTATTACGGGCTGTTCAAAATAACAAAAATTTTGTACCGAATTCTAAAAACCGTACTCGAAAAATGTCTCGAAAATAATTATAAATATTTTTATTGTGGAAACTCTAAAAATATTTACCCTTCTTCTCTCTTATTGAATGTATCATTATTATTGTTATTATTATTGTTCGATACAAATACGCTTTTCGCCAACTGTTTGGCAATGGTTTTGCCATTTTTCACGTTATTTGCACCTGATCCACCCATAACATTCTGCATAAATTGCAGATATTCACCGTATTTGGGAGATTTCGTATTAGAGAATTCGGGATTGTCCTTTAAAAAAGAACACAGTTTGTTCATTTTTTTATTGGATATTGTATCGATCGCTTTTTGAATCCGTTTTGAATCGCCTCCTGTTTCTTTCACCCATCCTTCTTGGTCTTTGATATGCATCGTTTCGCGCTTCATATCAGTACAATGCATCGGACGGGTATTTATATCGTAATTTTGCAAGCCGCGCTCGAAAATTTGGGCAACTGCTTCGGTAAATCCGTGATCTTTGGCATACATCAAATCTGAATCTTCAATCTGGAGAGATCTAACAAAATCGGTAAGAGTAATGGCGTTTTTGCAATCTTCGTTGAGAAACACTTGGATATTGAACGTTTTCTTGTTTTCAATAATATTATCTCCGTTTATGGTTGTTTGCACAACAGATGGACCGGTCGTTGTTTTCAGTTTTTGGTTTTCTTCCAAAAGAAACTGGTTTTGTTTCAATAAATATGTACACATTTCACGATTTTGCTCCAATAATATGTTGGTTATCGGTATTAAACTATCATTTATTGCAGTTTGTTCTTGGTTTTCTATTATATTATTAGTCATCAAATCATTATTCGTGGATATTTTCTTTCCGTGTGATTGCAGTTCACCTATTTCTAAATAATTCCCCATTGCTTTACATTTTTCACGTAATGTTTCAATATTACTACGCGATGAATGAACATTTTCTTCATTTAATAAATATTTCACGGTATTGAGCGTCTTGGGTTGATTAAAATAAATGAACCCAAATATTGCGTGAATATTATCCGCTGTTCCAAAATAACCAATAATATGGTATTTACAATCCAATGTTTTCAAAAAACCCAATGTTTCTTCTTTATTCTTGGTTGGTGTTATATCATAAATATATTTTCGACATTTTGTTTCATTTTTTTTTTCTACCATTGTTATAAATATTATTATATATATTGACCATATATTTATATTATATTTGGTCAATTAGTATTTTGTCGTGCATTTTAGCAGGCATATTATTTTTATTTATGCCAAATGGCGATTCTCAGTGTTCACAGTTGGATTGAGCTTATTTTGAACAAGTGTGAACACCAACATATTGCTTAAAAATTTAATTTATACTATCAATATAATGCATATATGCTAACAAAACCCAAAATCGACCGTTGTCCGACGTTTAAAAACAAGTGTGAACACCAACAGACCCTGATAATATACAATACTCGAAATAATGTCGCATTGATTATGCTACGGATTTATAAATTTAGGCATTGTCCGATTTCAAAATGAGGCAAAAACAAGTGTGAACACTGAGGTTGGTGCGCTGCGAAAAATGTCATTATAAAAACGGCTGCATAAAAGTCTAGCTAAATCGCTTTATGGGCTTGGGAAATATTTTCCGAGAATTCCAAATTTAAAAATAAAAAATGCGAAAAATTATGCAGCTAAAATAAAATGGAAAAAAACAGCTTCGCTGCAACTCAATCACAAATGGTATATTTTGCAAAGACTCCGTCGTATATTTCATTTTGGACAATGATTTCATTGTCCATTTTTGATTTCTACGAACTCTTTTCAAAGTAAATACCAAGAAAGAAAGATTGACCGCTTTTCATTTTTGTACCATTAAACATTAAAAACATCGGTTTTTGCAGTTATATTTTCTATATATTCTTTTACGTTTAGATATGAATAACATTTCGTATTGAATTTTCTTCCAAATAAACACTTGCTATTTAACAAATATACTAATTCTTCTTTATCAATAGCATCGTAATTTTTCAACCCATAACCGGATCCATACTTATAACCCATATCGTTCCAGTTTGTAAATGTCGTAGCATCATTTGAAAGGTTTGGCGTAGCAATTATGTCATGTTGCAGATTATTATAAAATACTAAAGTTATAAAAAAATGTTCTTCGGGAGAAGTTATATTACCATATTCTTTATCAATTTTCAGTGTATTTTCTTGTATAACTAACTTACATATTTGTCTATTTAATATAAACCAGTTGGAAGATTTTTGAATGACATGTTTATCATAATACTTTATTAATTCATTGCATCGGGGAAAACACGTAGCGGAAGGTGCAATATTAAAATGTCCATAATTGTCTTTACATAAAAAATCATAAATATAATCGAAAGACTTGAATGGAATACACGATTGGCTTAAACTTATTATCTTATAACAACCATCTTCATACGCTTTTTTAAAAAGCAAGTTGTGAGCGTGAATCAAACTTACGTGGGCATATTTTGTTTCAATACATTCATTTAATTTATATTGTTCAAAATATTGTAATGGTTTATCTGTTTTGTAGTGTATGTAAATATTATACTTATTTTTATCTACATTATGGAAAAATGTATTCCATAATTCCTCAAGGTTTATTCCATCGTAAATCAAAAAACAGAATGCTATCTTTTGTACAGGAGCACTCGGAGCATTATCATCGGACACATTGAAATCACTAGATACCGATTGCTCGAAATTTTCGGATTCGATGATTTGCATATATGATTTACTAAGTATAAATGAGCTAAATATTATTGCTACCAAACATAAAATAGATATAAATTTACGATTGGACATACCTAAATTCTTTGTATCTCGTCATAAATATACGAAATATATAATCTTCGAATGAACTCCGTAGTTCCCGAAGGGATCCGAAGGGATCCGAAGGAGTTTGAATAATACATATATAAATAATATAAACGCACGTCTTTGAAAAGTATATCTAATAACGAGTGTATTTTTGTGTGTTTGTTGTTTGTTTGTGTAAATCTTGGTAATGAATGAAATGAGCGACGAACAAAGAGTCGTAATGAATTATATTCGTGATGGGGATAATGTATTAGTGGATGCTTGCGCCGGCTCAGGTAAATCAACCACTATATTATCAACCGCCCAAGCGTTGCCCGATAAGAAATTCCTTCAATTAACGTACAATTCGATGCTTCGACACGAAATCAAGGGTAAAATAAACGAATTAAAATTGAAAAATCTCCAAGTTCACACATATCATAGCTTGGCAGTTAGATATTATTTGACAACTGCACATACGGATACGGGAATTCGCTATATTTTGTACAACAAATTGGAACCAAGAGAGAAAATACCGCCATTTGATGTCTTGGTCTTGGACGAAACCCAAGATATGACGTTTTTGTACTACCAATTTATGGTAAAATTGACCAAAGATATGGGCGGACAGATACAAATGCTGATTTTGGGGGATTATATGCAGGGATTATACGAGTTTAAAGGGGCGGATACACGTTTTTTGACACAAGGCGATCAATTGTGGGCGATAAATCCGCGACTAACGCGCGCCGTTTTTCACAAATGTACGTTGAAAATGTCGTATCGCATCACAAAACAGATGGCAAAGTTCGTAAATCAGACAATGTTGGGAGATATTCGGCTCGAAGCGTGCCGCGAAGGCGGTCCAGTTGTCTATATTCGCCGGTCGCGACATCAAATCGAGCAAATAGTGGTGTATCAGATACGCCGGCTCTTGGCCGAAGGCGAAAGTCCGAACGATATTTTTGTTTTAGGTGCATCAGTGAAGGGCGCGAACAGTAATATTCGCAGAATGGAGAACGTCTTGGTCGAAAACGACATACCGTGCCACGTTCCAATGACGGAATCAGACGCAATAGATGAGCGAGTAATCAGCGGAAAGGTGGTTTTCTCCACATTTCATACGGTGAAAGGGCGACAACGTAAATATGTCTTCGTGGTGGGGTTTGATAATAATTATTTGACGTATTATGCACGGAATCTGCCCAAGAATCAATGTCCGAATACACTGTATGTGGGATGTACACGAGCTACGCACGGGCTATTTTTATTGGAAAACGACCAATCAAGGCCATTGGAGTTCTTAAAAAAGACGCATCACGAGATGAAACAGTGCGATTATATTGATTTCAAGGGGATGCCGCAGACGATTTTTCACGACAAAGAGGTCGATTTGGAAATGTGCGGGGTAGTTCTTATACCGACGCATCATATTACACCCACAGAATTGATAAAATTCGTTCCGGAGTCTGTTATAGAGGAAATTTCACCGATCTTGGACCGTATTTTCATAACAGAACAAGGAATAATACCGGAAGATGAGATAGATATCCCAAAAGTATTAAACACAAGACGTGGATACTACGAAGATGTTAGCGATTTAAATGGGATTGCCATACCGAGTATATATTATGATTATTTGGAAGGAGGAACCAAGGGTGCCAATATTCTGACGCAAATGATTCACTCGGTAATCCAAGAAATGAAGGAAAATGAGCACATTTATCTGAAACGTATTGTCCGCGATTTGCCTGAAAAATGCGAAACGATTGACGATTATTTATATTTGGCAAATGTGTATGTTGCGGTTCAAGAAAAACTGTATTTCAAACTGAAGCAGATTGAACGAGACGAATATGGATGGCTAACGGCTGAAATGGTTGCTCGTTGTAGATGTAGATTAGACGGAACAGTTGGGAAAGAGTGTAAAGATAAGAGTATCGAAGTGGAAAAACAGCTAATTCACCATTCGATGGAACTGGAACATACCAAGATTGATGCATTATTGTATCAATATTTCAGCTACGAAATACGATTTCGGTTTAGTGCGCGCGCCGATTTAATAACGGACGATACTTTATGGGAATTGAAGTGTACTAGCAAGATATCAATTGATCATTTAATGCAGGTTGTTATATATGCGTGGCTGTGGCGAATGACGTGTGTGCCCGAACAAGAAAAAAAACCATGTAAAATATTGAATATACGTACAGGCGAACAATTGCGGTTGAATGCAACTACAGAAGAATTAACGCAAATTGTGGTCGCATTATTGAGAGGAAAATATGGGAAACCAGTTATATTAGAAGATGATGATTTTGTGAACAATTGTCAGGAATATAGTAAGAATCTATTTGCGCAGTAGACCGATATTAAACGTGTTGGTGGCAATGGTCGCAGTTTTGAACGGGTTTACGTTGGCAAGGCTTCCCAGCCGCAGATGTTTTACCGCACACGTATTTATAACAGGCTCCAACGCGTGCTTTATTTGATCGCCAAGCGGTGCTGGCTTCATCAAAATTAATGTCAACAGTATAACGAGGACGCAACATATAAATTTGTTCGTCATTGTTATTGGTTTTGGGCGCATCCCAATTACTTTCCCATAAAGGAGCTTCCTTGACAGGGCTTGCATTTACACTATTTCGGGTGCGATAGCGGGTTGGTTCGCTTGTCGTTGTTGTCGCGGATGCAGCAACAGTAGCAGGAGCAATAGCAGGAGCAACGAATGTATTCTTTTTTTCACTGACACTATTATTAGCACGTGATTGTGATTTACTACGAGTTTGCATTATTTATTAATTAGAATGAATGGATGGGAGAGGTAGTGTTAGTTATTTATGAAAAAAACGAATCAATTTTATGGTATATAGTATGTTTTGTTTGTATGAAACAAAAAATGGATATAAAATCAAAAATAGAATGACATAAAATGTATGAAATTATAAATTATGTAAAATATTTGATAAGTAGAATAGAAATAATAGACATATCCCGCATTATTGGACTATGGGTATTGGCAATGTCTGTGTTTTTGGCATCTACATTATCAGCAGGAGATGAAAATGCGATGAAAATGTATAGATTTGGACCACACGATGATTTATTTATATTGGGTATTTGCGTTGATACATATACAAAATATAATCTTGTCATATTATATTCTATTGTAAATACTTGTGTACGGAATACGAGTCATAATATTATAGGTTCTTGGATTACATTAAATATTCAAGATACTACAGAAGAGGGAAAACGAAACAAAATAAACTTAAATAAATGGTATGTGTATGAAATATCAACCGTTTATACAATGTATTTTTGGTTTGATTGGTTCATTTATATTCATTTGTTATTGGCACAAATCGATATTGTCTTGGTAGAAGTAGTTTCTGACGTTTCAACAAATATATTTATAACGTGGTGGTATTTGAAACAAGTATCTGAACCAGATAAGGTTATAAATACAACAGAAAATCCAATATATGAAATATTATAAATGCAAAGATAGTTCTTTGCATTTATTTGTTGAAGAAATAAAAATATTTGTGAATTAAAAATAATAAATACCAAGATTTACAAAATTATTTTGTTTTTTTAGAAACAATCGTATTTGCTACTATAGGCTCGGCAACCGGTACAGGAACAAATTGTTTTTTTTGTGCACAACCTCTATGATGAGCAGTCAGTGCTCTTGGGTTTTTTGCAACATAATTACAGAATTCGCAAATATCTTCTGATGATGAAGAAGAAGCATATATCTTGGACAAATAATGTTCCAAACAAGGAATTTTAATTTCGTCGATTTGCGATAATAATCTTTGATTAAAATCCTTGATTGTTTTGATATGAGATAATTTGTTGGAAACAAATAATTGGTATTCTTTATTGATATCGTCCAAGACATCCTTATTAATATTCGCAGAATCGCCTCCTATCATTTCAAGATCGACCAATTTTGATTTAAAATGGTCAATAATGTCGACTGCTGCTTTTATTTTCTCGGCATCATATTCAACCTTATGTAAATAAACGAGAACATTTCCATTATGAATTTCAATTTCAAAATTATCTTTGTTTGTAATACCAAAATGCTGTGCTAGCATTATCCCAGAGCAATTTTGTCGCTCAACATCGTGCAAGAATTTGCGAACTTCGTCCTGACCAATATTTTTTTCATAATTTTTGTTCTCAAATAAAATAGTTGGCTTACCTTTGCGTTGCATCATAATATCTCCTGTTTCTTTCGTCGTACCAACCGAGTCAATTTGAGCAGTAGGATATAAAGGATGCAATACGTTAAACAAAATATTTTCTGATATTTTACCCTTGGACGAAGAGTTCTCCATTTTTTTCAAAAGTTCATTCACATTGGTTTGTAAATTACTTTGAGAAAAACTATTTGTAGAAGAAATATCCTTCAGTTCATTCAACCTGGTACCAAGACGTGATTCAGTTGAAGTAATGATAGAATTAAAGACATTTTGAGAACTAACTAACGTTTTGGAAAACTTTTCATCCAATGTGCTAATAAAATTATCCAGATTTTCCTTATTAATGGATGTTTTCAATAATGAATTCGTATCTTGGTTAATACTTGAATATAAAGTCGTAATAGATCTTTCAATATCTTTATATAACGATTCTTGGTTCTTTGGTATAATTTCATTTATCATCAACCGAGTTTTATCCAAAAGCGAATCATTATAATCCTTTATAAGAGGTGCAACTCTTTCCGAAGTATTATTTGATAATATAACTTTAAGATCTTCCATATATTCACGTTTAAATTCGACAAATTTCAATGTAAAATTTGTGTTCATATCCGAATTAATCTTGGTATATGATTCTGAAATAGTTGAAACTTGTGTTTGAAGCGATTTAATACTATCAAGCAACTGCGACGCAACGTTGGCTGTAAGAGATGGTGTCGCATCCTGCAACAATTTATCCAAGATTTGTACAAAAATAACATTTATATCCTCGAAATTTATATTTTTATGGTTATCGTAAAATTCCCATACAGATTTATTGTGCGAAGTTAGAGCGTAATTCATTATATATATTATATATTTGTGTATCTCTTTATATTCTGTATTGAAACAATTATTTATTAGATATTTGTTTCAATTCGTTTTATTGAATCAATTCTTTATCAATTAATTGATTTAGAAATGGGTATTAAAACAAATAATTGTTAATTAATTAAATCAATTTACCAAGAAAAATAAAAAATCATTTAGAAAATATTTTTTTTGTCTTTTTTTTATTTTTTTTAT